AAGCTCGAAGCACTAGGTCTATCAGAGGCCGAGATACTCGCACTTCTAGGCTAGTCATGGCTGAGGAAACAAACGGCGTTCGCATAACGCAACGAGACATCTACGAAAAATTGGTAGAGCTGCAGGAAGTTCAAATAGAAATTGTCTCGGATATTCGGAATCTCAAGGATTTGCCTCAACGCATGAATCGAGTAGAGCAGAAACTTGCTCGCATGGAGTGGATTGAGAAGCTGGTTTTTACGGCACTGGGTTCTGGCATTACAGGATTTATTGCGGCGCTATGGGCACTTCTAAGATAATTGCCCCTGTCAAGGGGAAATACACAATAACCTCGCCTTACGGCTGGCGCACGCACCCCATTACCGGTAAGCGCAGGCTACACGCTGGCGTAGACATTGTTGTAAGTCGCGCAGATGCAAGCATTATTGCGCCTGAGGCTGGCGTTGTTTTAGAAGCCCGTAAGTCCACTGCGCCTGGCGGCGGTTATGGCTGGTTTGTAAAATACAAAGGCGTTTCAGGTGCTACCCACCTATTAGCACACATGGTTGAAAACTCCTTGCAGGTAAAAAAGGGCGACAGGGTAAAGCAAGGGCAAAAGCTTGGCGTTATGGGTTCAACTGGCGCTTCAACTGGCCGCCACTTACACTGGGAAGTCCGAGGACGCGTGCCCGTAGACCCTATAAAGTGGATGGACAAGCAAAATGCCTAGCTGGAAGCACCGGCGTAGGCTTATTTACATGAGCTTTGCTCTCAGTGCCCTGATGATTATTTTTGGCGCTATTACCTACGCCTCTGACAGTTCAGTTAGCCGCGAGCTAATAATTGGCGGCGTTGCTTTGATAAGTATCATTTTGACCGCTTATACTGCTTTTGCAACATACGAGGACGTCAAAACACGAAAGGCAAATCATGAAGATATTTAGCATTGAGTTTTGGAGCTATGCGGGCGAGCGTGCAATAAAAACTGTCGCGCAATCAGCTATAGCAGTTTTAGGCACTGGGTCAATTGGCCTGTTTGCGATTGACTGGGCTGGGCTTGCATCGGTGTCTTTGGGTGCAGGGCTATTGTCAATTTTGACAAGCGTTGCTTTCAAAAAGGACTAACGCTCATTAGGGCTAGTGCCGCCCCAAATACCATACTTTTGCCCGGACTCTACAGCATACCTAAAGCAATCTGCCTTTATGGGACACTGTCCACAAATACGCTTGGCAATAACTACGGATAACCGCCTACGCGTTTCGTCCCTTATTTCCTCAGGGTAAAACAACTCCGGGAAATCCTCGCATGGCACGCCCCCTGCCGCATGAATAGCCCGCAAAAGCCCGTAATGCTTCTCGTCAAAATGTGCCATTGGGTAAGCCTATGCAATAAATGTCAGTGGTAGGGGTAAGAATCTCTACATGTTCAAAACACACGCACCCGAGAAGTTCAACAACGCGACACTACTTGGCGTATTTGACGCCGGTTCTCCTGAGTGGCACAATGCCCGCGCCAATTCCATTGGCGGTTCAGACATAAGCACGATTGTCGGGCTGAACCCATTTGAAAGCCCTTACGCTCTGTTTTGCAAAAAGACGGGACGCATACCTAGCCAAATTGAGGAAAACTGGGCTATAAGGTTTGGCAAGGCATTTGAGCAACCAATACTGCAACTATGGGCAGAGGAACACCCGGACTATGACGTCTATTTGACTGGCACTTACCAAGATTCATTGCTTCCCTTTAGACACGCCAACCCAGATGCACTTGCGCAACACAAAGAGACGGGCGAGTGGATTGTTATTGAGGTAAAAACAGGTAGGCAAACTTGGGAAGAATTACCTGCCGGCTACTACGCCCAGGTGCAGCATTACCTAGACATTTTGGGCTTGCAGCGAGCGGCCTTGGTTGCGGTGGCGGGTATGACTTGGCACGACTACTGGATTGAGCGCGATGATTTTGAGATTGACATACAGCGCCAAAAGGCAACTGATTTTATGGCTTGCATTTTTGCAGACCAGAGGCCAGAGTGGGACGGCTCCGAGAGCACCTATGAGGCAGTTAGATACCAACACCCACTAATTGACGACACAGAGGTTGAAATAGAAAACCTGCACTTGCTTTTGTCTGCGCAAGAAAAATACGACATTGCCGCTGAGGAATTGCGCCTAATAAAGTCGCAAGTGCTAGACGCTATGGGTCGTGCTAAATCTGCCTACATGGAGTATGAAGGGCAGAGATACAAAATTGCCACTAGGCAAGCAAAAAGAGACGGACTGCCTTACCTGGTAGTCAATAAGAAAGGAAGAAAATAATGGCTAAGTTCAACCTGTCCGACTACGCAACTGTAGAGGAACGCCTAAAAGCTTTTTGGGCTGATGAAAACAATAAAGACGCACGCATTGTTACTGTAAACCACACTAAGGACGCTGCGCTTTGGGTTATTGAAACACGCATCTATCTGACCGCCGGTGACCAGGCAACTGACCTGCCTAAGACTACTGGCTGGGCAAGCGAGGCAAACAGCGACCCTTTTGCATTGGAGCGTTGCGAAACAAGTAGCATTGGCCGAGCGCTTGCTAATTACATCTACTCGGGTAATAAAAGACCGAGTAGAGAGGAAATGGAAAAGGTAGCGCGCATGGATTGGCTGGAAAGGGCTGCTAGTCTAAACACAATCGAAGAACTGCGAGACCTGTATGCCCAAGCAAAAGCTAACCATGCTTCAACGGAAGTCCTTGAAGGGCTAAAAGGCTATGCTCAACGATTTGAAGCGAGCCAAGCTAAAGGAACTGGAAGAGGCGTATCTAATAGCTAGATATCGCGGGCTTGATGCTGAGGCAGCATTTTGGAACAGGGAACTAATTGAGACATTGCTAGGGGTGCTAAATGATTCAGGAAATCCAGAAACAGCTAGCGGAGCTGATAGCTGAAAATACAAAAGGCAGTAATGCCTTATTTGAGGCGGAGAGGCTTTTGGCTGAGGCTGAGTATGACTTGGATTTGGCCGAGCAAAAGGCATACATAAAAGCCCAAGGCACAATACGCGACCGCGAGGCTTTGGCTAGGTTGGAGAGTGCTGACCTACGCCTAGCCCGCGACTTGCGCAAGGCTGAGCTCAACCGCATACGCCAAAAAATCAAGTCCATTGAGACTGCCTCTATGGTTTTGGCCACCCAGGCTAAGTTGCTTGGGCAGGAAACGCGCCTATGAAGCGCCTAGAGGCGATTAGACGGGCTGTGGAGGCACACCCCTACTGTCCACATTGCGGGGCTACAAATGGCCTACAAACGCACCACAGGGCTTCCCGTGGCATGGGTGGCAGTAAGGCTATGGATAGGTTTGACAACTTGCTAAGGGTTTGCGCCCAACTAAATTACGCCATGGAGGCCGACGCCGCCGTTGCCAGTGAGGCTAGGGATATGGGCTGGAAGCTAGGCCGCTGGGATGGCTTTGACGCGCCTTATTTTGACAGGGTGGCTATGCAATGGTTTGTCCTTACCGAAAATGGCCATAAGATTCCGAGCGAGCCGCCAAACTACTTGATTTAGACAGGGGTAAAAATGGACATTGAGTTATTGGCAAAGAAAATGCGCGAGCACGCGCTACGCATAGAAGCAGAGCAAGAGCAGATTGACTTGAGCGAGCGTAAGCGCCGGCAAGAGCAATTGGATGCCCTTAAAAAGCTTTACTTCAATGCTGGGCGCTGGGCAGGTGGCGCTAGAGACAGACTTGCCAAACAATGCTTTGAGAAAATAACGCACGCCGACTAAGGGGAGATAATGCCACTAATCAGGGGACACCACGAGTTTGACGACCACTTCACCCAGATACCTAATGACTGGGTTAGGGATAACCGGCTAAGCCTAAAGTCGCGCGGGCTATTGGCGATGCTTATGAGCCACAGGGCAGGCTGGTCGCTAAGCATAAATGCCATAGCCAGGGAAGCCCAGGAGGGGAAGGACGCACTTAGGACAGCTATAGCTGAATTGGAAAAGCTTGGCTACTTAGAGCGCTCGCAGCTAAATGAAAGCGGGCGCTACGGCGAGGCTATTTGGACAACCAAAGACCCGGCGGATATTCCGTTGTCGGGTTATCCGTTGTCGGAAAATCCGTCTATAAAGAAGAACATATCTAAAGAAGAACAATCTAAGAACACTATGCTTTTGCAGTTTGAGGAGTTTTGGAAGGAATACCCCCGCAAGGTAGACAGGGCCGCTGCGTTAAGGGCTTTCAAATCGGCCCTAAAGAGGGCAACCTATGAGGACTTACTTGCAGGCGCAATTGCCTATCGCAATGACACAGCACGCAAACCGGAGTTCACTAAATACCCCGCTACCTGGCTAAATGCTGACGCTTGGCTAAATGCCGCAGCTTTGCCTGAGGTAAAGGCTGCTAATGAGGCGCGCCGGCAAAAAGAGTTAGAGGCCAGCCAGGCATACTTACGCCAGATGCATGAAATTGAAAAACAGGCTGTCCCGCTAACACCCGAGCTAAAGAAAAAGCTAGGCTTATGAGGTGCAAAAACAATGTCCTCGCTGTGGCATAGTCTGGGAAATACTCTTGACCCGCAAGAACCCCGACTTATGTCAAGGTTGCAGGGCAAGGAAACAAACAAAAATAGGTGACTGTTTGATTTGGCAAGGACTATACGCCGAGGATATGGTGACCCCAATAAGAGAAGACGGTAGCCCAGTGATGGTAGGACAACGCACCTGCGGTCATTTGG